CAACACGTTCAAAACAGGGCTGATGAACGGGACGTTCAACTTTACGTCCGGCACGTTCTACATGGCCTTGTACACCAATGCAGCCACGCTTAATGCCTCTACCACGGCTTATACAGCTACGGGCGAAGTTGTGGCTTCTGGGTACACGGCTGGTGGTCTGGCGCTCACGATTGCGCAAACTCCCACGGTAGGCAACTCAGGCAATACGGCGTATATCTCCTTTGACAATGCGGTCTGGAGTGGCGCTATTACGGCTCGGGGAGCTTTGATTTACCAAAATGGTGGTGGTAATCCTGCGGTGTGCGTGTTGGACTTTGGCGCAGACAAGACTTCAACCACAACATTCACAGTACAGTTTCCCGCTGTATCAAATACATCAGCAATCATAAGGATAGCGTAATGGCACTTGTAACCACAACCAAAGGCGACATGGACGATTCTTTGCTTGAAAAGCGGGAAGGTACAGTCGATAATGACAACGAACTCACCACATGGGTTGAGTATTGGTTAGAGGGTGAGCTTGTTCATCGTTCTGCACATGTGACCTTGAAGAAAATGCCAACCTTTGCCGGTGGCGAAACAGCATCAATTGGCTAAAGGAGAAATAAAATGGCGAATACTCAATCAATGTGTACTTCTTTCCTGAGTGAACTGATGCTCGGTCAACACCAGCTTGGCACTTCAACTATTGTGTCTCGCGGCAGCTTGACCGCACCTACTACAGATACGCTTAAAGCGGCTTTGTACTTGGTTTCCGCTACGATGAATGCTGCTGACACTGTGTACACAGCAACTGGCGAAGTCTCTGGTACTAACTACACCGCTGGCGGTGTACCGGTAACGAATGCCACGGCTCCAACCTCAACCAACAGTTCAGCAACTGCGGGCGTGGCGTACTGGACTCCTTCAGCATCAATTACCTACACTTTAGTGACATTGGCAACGGCGTTTGATGCTGTGTTGATTTACAACTCCACTCAGAGCAACAAGGCAATCAGTGTCCACACCTTTGGTTCACAGACCATCACGACAGGCACGTTCACTCTGACGATGCCTGCCAACACAACCGCAGCTGCGTTAATTCGTTTGGCTACAACCTAAGCGGAGGCGGCGCAGGCCGTAGACCATGTTTGGTATATCCGCATTTTCACAGTCACCGTTTTCTGCTCTTGGCGAGAACGTAGTTTTTGTCGCCCTGACGGGCGTATCTGCGACTGGGGATGTAGGGTCTGTAACAGAAACAAACACAGTTGCCCTGACAGGCGTATCGGCTACTGGCAGTGTTGGTACAGTAACCCACGGTGGCGTATTGGTTGCGCTGACAGGCGTAACGGCTTCCGGGGCTGTTGAATCGGTTATTTATAACGAGCAGTGGCCTCTGACGGGGGTCGAAGCTTCTGGGGCTGTTGGCACAATAAGCAATGGGGTCAGGACAGTTGAACTGACAGGTGTTCTGGCATCTGGCTCCGTCGGGACGATGATCTACAACGAGTCGGATGTAACAACCGGCGATGTGGCTGTAGGATCCGTTGGTACGGTAACACCGGCAATTTCGGTTGCTTTGACTGGTGGATCGGCTACTGGTGCAGTTGGCACAGTAACTCACGGAGGCGTATTAGTTGCGCTGACAGGGGCTGAGGCTGTTGGAAGCGTTGACTCAGTCAGTCCAGTCCTCACAATTGCCTTGTCTGGAGTTCAGGCCACAGGATCGGTTGGGACTGTAATTGCTATTTACTGGAAACTGATTGATGACAGTCAGGACGCAAACTGGCAAAATATAACAAGTACACAGGGTACGGCATGGTCTTTGATTGAATCAGATGAGCCGACCGCATGGGAATTGATTGATACAACGCCGTAAGGATAAAGAATGGCACTGGTACTTGCAGATCGGGTAAAAGAAACTACCACTACGACTGGTACTGGAACAGTGACGCTTCTCGGCGCATCAACTGGGTTTCAATCATTTGCTGTTGTTGGAAACGCCAACACCACTTACTACACCATTGCCGGGCAAACCACATCTGAATGGGAAGTTGGTATCGGCACATACACCTCGGCGGGTACGCTTTTGGCTCGGACAACGGTGTTGGCAAATAGTTCAGCTACACAACCATCAGCACTTAGTTTTAGTGCGGGAACAAAAGATGTGTTTGTCACCTACCCAGCCGGTAGATCGGTATCTGGCGGCGAAGGTTACACAGAGAACGATGCCACGATTGACGTAAGTTCGACCATCAACACGGGCAGGAATGCTATCAGCGCAGGCCCAGTCACGTTAGCTTCAGGTATTACGGTGACGGTTCCGTCTGGCTCCGTCTGGACTGTTGTCTGATAAACCAATAGAATGCAAGAAGGAGTTTAAAACGTGGCATCCTCATACACAACACTGCTAGGGCTTGTACTGCCTGTAACCGGGGAACTCACAAATACGTGGGGTTCAGCGGTAAACTCTTCTTTGACGCAACTGGTTGAAGACGCTATTGCTGGCTCTGTAAGCCAGTCAGTTACATCAGCAAACTGGACTCTGACAACCACCGCAGGCGGTGTATCCAACCAAGCTCGTTTGGCTATCCTTATCGCTACTGGTGCGCCCGGAACAACAAGATATATCTACGCCCCGCAGTTGAGCAAGATGTACGTTGTGGTCAATAACTGCACGGATCAAAGCTCTGTTTACATCCGTGGCGGCACATCGGCCTCGTTTACTACCGGAGTAGAAATTGAGGCAGGGAGTTCTGCGCTTGTTGCATGGGATTCAACAATAAGCCCTAGCGGGGATTTCATCAAGGTAGCAGGCGGAGGCGGCGGCGCGTCCGGTACAGGTGGTGACCAGATATTCTTTGAGAATGATCTGACAGTCACTGGAAGCTACACCATTCCCACAGGTAAGAACGCCGGTACGTTTGGCCCAGTCACAATTAATTCAGGTGTTACCGTCACAGTTCCTAGCGGTTCTGTATGGTCGGTTGTTTAAAGGATAAAACATGAGTTCAGTAGCCATTTCAGGAAACGCAAGCGGGGCAGGTGTATTTACCATTGCCGCCCCAAACTCAGCAAGCAGTTTTACAGCAACACTGCCAGTAGCCACCACCACACTGGTAGGTACGGACGCTACGCAAACGCTGACCAATAAAACTCTGACCAGCCCGACAATAGATGGAACGCCGGTAATGGGGGCAAGTGTAATTACCCGTGGCACTGCTGTTGCATCTACCAGCGGAACAAGTATTGACTTTACTGCGTTGCCAAGCTGGGTGAAGCGGATTACTGTGATGTTTACAGGTGTAAGCACTAGCGGAACATCAACAATACTTGTTCAAATTGGCGCTGGCTCTGTAACAAGTACGGGGTATGTTTCCAGCGCACAAGCCTTTACTGCAACAGCAACATCAAACTCAACAAGTACCGCTGGTTTTTTAAGTTCAATTTCTAGTGCATCAAGCGCAAGAAGTGGTCAGTGGTTGATAACCAATATAACTAGCAATACTTGGGTATGTTCAAACACTTTAGGAGACTCCGCTACGAGCAGTGCCGGTATCGGCGGTGGAACAGTGGCTTTAGGTGGAACTCTTGACCGAGTTCGAATTACAACAACCAACGGCACTGACACCTTTGACGCTGGTTCAATCAACATCCTTTACGAGTAAACATCATGACAGCAAAACTCGACGGCACAAACGGGCTGCTCCAGCAGTACGACTACCAAGTCTTAACAACTGCGTTCTCCTACACATTCGCAGCAGGAACAACTGTTCTGGTAATAAACCCTGCCGGTACGTTGGCAACAGGCACGATCACAATGCCTGCGGCTCCTGCTGATGGCATGACGATTACAGTGGAGTCCACGCAACAGGTGACTGCGCTCACCATGTCCGGTAATGGCGGTACGGTTGTTGGCCCTGCTATACAACTGATTCCCAACCAACCTCTTTCATGGGTTTATCGCCTAACAAACACCTCTTGGTATCCGCTGTTTGGCGGTGCTGGTAGGGCATCTGCTTTGGTCAGTGGCACTTCGGTTGCGTCTACCAGTGGTACAAGCATTGACTTTACAGGTCTGCCGAGTTGGGTGAAGCGGGTTACTGTGATGTTTAATGGGGTTTCTCTTAGTGGGACATCTCACCCTTTAATACAAGTAGGCGCAGGTTCTGTAACATCATCTGGGTACGTATCTACAGGAAATACTTTTACCCAATCAAGCACAACAGGTGGGCTTTCAAGCACTGCTGGTTTTGTAATTGCTGTAGGTGCTGCTGTTAGTGCTTTTTCTGGTCACATGATTTTAACGAACATAAGTGGAAACATATGGGTGTCTTCTCATAGCGGGTTAAATTCAACAACTAACGTGTGCTGTGGTGGAGGTAATATATCTATTGGCGGCACTCTTGACCGAGTTCGCATAACCACAGTAAATGGTACTGACACCTTTGATGCTGGTTCAATCAACATCCTTTACGAGTAAACATCATGACACACAGAACAGTAGTTGACTTACAAACAGGCGTAGTCTCTCAAGTTGAGTACACCGCTGAAGAACAAGCAGTGCATGATGCGGCAGTAGCAGCACAACAAGCAGCAGAGGCGCAAGCCGCAGCAGAAGCACTGGCTGCTCAACAAGCAGTACAGCCCCCAGCACAAGGAGCATAAACATGGCAGCAACAATTAGCGGAACAGCCGGTGTAACGTTCCCGGCAGGTGGCGTAGGTAATCCAGCAAGCGCTGTCGTTGGGCTAACCGACACTCAGACGCTGACCAATAAAACTCTGACCAGCCCAAACATTGGCGGCACACCTGCTATGAACGCAAGTGTAATTACCTCTGGCACTGCGGTTGCTTCTACATCAGGCACTTCAATCGACTTTACTTCTATCCCGTCATGGGTAAAACGAATTACGGTGATGTTTAAAAGTGTAAGTACAAGTGCTACAAGTAATTATTTGCTTCAAGTTGGCGATTCTGGTGGCATTGAAAATACAGGGTACACAAGCGGGGCATCGTCTCGTATTGGAGACGTAACTTCATCAAGTGGCTTTATTTTATGTTATCAACTCGACGCTGTTGAGTCTGCCCAAGGTAATATTGTACTGACGTCGCAAGATGCAACAAACAATACATGGGTTTTGACGGGCGGGCTTTACAACAGTGGAAGATCCAACTCTTTGTCAGCTGGTGTTAAAAGTTTGTCTGCTACTCTTGACCGTGTTCGCATAACCACAGTAAATGGTACTGACACTTTTGACGCTGGTTCAATCAACATTCTTTACGAGTAAACAATCATGACACACAGAATCGAAGTAAACGTAGAAACAGGTGAAGTCACTCAAGTGGAGTACACACCTGAAGAACAAGCCGCACATGATGCGGCAGTAGCTGCACAAGCACTTGCAGAGGCACAAGC